AATAACAGGAATTTCCGGTCAAGATGGATCTTACATGGTCGATTACTTGCTTGAGAATACTGATTATAATATTTTTGGCGCAGTAAGGAGACTCTCAAAACCAAATTATTCTAATTTTTCTAATCATTTAGACAATAAAAGATTCAAAGTCGTCACTATCGACCTCTCTGATTCTCAGTCTATTGATAACGTAGTAAGAGAAGTTAATCCTGATTACTTTATTAATTTTGCAGCGCAATCTTTCGTAGGTTCAAGCTGGCAAATTCCTGAACAAACATTTGACGCTGGCGCTATGGGCGTGTTAAGGTGCCTTGAATCCATGCGTAAGCATTCTCCAAAGTGTCGATTTTATAACGCTGGAAGCTCCGAAGAGTTTGGAGACGTAAAATACTTTCCTCAAGACGAAAAACACTTATTATCTCCAAGGTCTCCATATGGAGCCGCAAAGTGCGCCGCAAGACACATAGTAAAAGTGTATCGTGAATCTTATAATCTTTTTGCAATTCAAGGTTATCTTTTTAATCATGAATCCCCAAGAAGGGGAGAAGAGTTCGTAACTCGAAAAATCACCAAAGGAGTAGCCAGAATTTTTAAAGCTATTAAAAACGAGCAGCCTTTTGAACCAATTAGTTTAGGGAATATCGACGCAAAGAGAGACTGGAGCCATGCTATCGACTTTGTGGACGGCGTATGGAAAATGGTAAACCAAGAGAAGCCAAATGAGTATGTACTTTCTAGTAATGAAACTCATACCATTAGAGAATTCATTGAACTAGCGTTTAAAGAAGTCGGCATAGAAGGATTTTGGCACGGCCAAGGGACGAACGAAGAATTTTCCATCTCGACTGAATACGCCATCAAGAACGAAGTCAACTCCTCTGTTCTGGTTAAAATTGATCCAAAATTCTTTCGCCCAGCAGAGGTAGAGCTTTTACTTGGAGACTCTTCCAAAGCTCGCCTAGAATTAGGATGGAGCCCAAAATGGTCTTTCCATCAATTAGTAAAAGACATGGTAATTTCTGATCTGAATCAAACTTAATGTCCATTCAACAAACAATTGTAGAAAAATTTGTCAGAAAAAACGAAGTAGACTGGGCTAGGGATATGAAGGCTGCTACGGCGCTTTTAAAAATTTTCCCTGAGCATGGGTTTTGGGAATGGCTTGAGCCGCACCCAACAGTTTCTAATCTTGGATTTTTTCGGTCTAAAAAGAACTTAACAATACTAAAAGACAGATATTCCCTTTTTCTTCAACGGAAAGACCTCAAGGAGTCGAAAGAAAAGCTGAAAGAAAGCTTTGACTCAAAGGTCGCGACCAGCTATAATCAAGAGGACAGCAAAGTGGGCGAAGACATTCCTATCGTCAAAAAGCCCAGAACTTTAAAAGAATTTCTTAATCATGGCAAAGCCCCCGAAACAACAGCAACCTGAAGAAAAAAACTCAAGCATTGGAGCTTCAAGCAGACTCCAATCTATTCTTAATCACAAAGATCACAAAGATGATCACTTTAATTTTGAAGAAGCAGTGACTTGGAAGATCTCTACTGGGAGCTTGCTTTTAGATGCTGCGGTAGGTGGAGGCATCACCCCTTCTCTTATCCGTCTTTGTGGACCAAATAATGAAGGCAAAACACCCCAAGCGATAGAAATTTGCAGAAATTTTCTTTTAGAAATCCCGAAAAGTAGAGTAGTCTGGGTATTAGCAGAGGGTCGTCTCTCTAAGGAAAACAGAGAACGCTGCGGGATCAAGTTCGTCACCGATGCATCAGAATGGACTGACGGCTCAGTGTTTATCCTTGAATCTAATGTTTATGATTTAGTAATCGACGTTATTAAAGATCTTGTCCTTAATAATGAAGAAGATAATCGTTATTGTTTTGTTATTGATTCTATGGATGGTCTTATCTTAAAGAGAGATAAGGACACAAGCCCAGCAGACGCGAGCAAGGTCGCCGGAACTCAAGTCATCAGCAAGAAGCTTCTGCAATCACTAAGTATTGGAATGTTTAAGCATGGTCATCTAATGATCGCGGTTAGCCAGATTACTTCTGAAATTAAGATCGATCCCTATGCTAAAAACGCTCCGAGAGGAGGAATGTTCAGCGGTGGAAATGCATTATTGCATTGGGCTGACTTTATCCTAGAGTACAGCACGACAGCAATGGGCGACTATATCCTTGACAACCCAGCAGGGAAGATGAATGATGGCAAGACCAAGTCGATTGGTAAGTATTCTAAAGTAATGATTCAAAAGTCTACCAGCGAAGCTACTCGCAAAAACATCGTTCAATATCCTATTAAATTTGGAAAAAAGCCTTCTGGCATCTGGGTTGAGTATGAGATTCTTGATTGTCTGCTGATGTGGGATCTTGTCGTTGCAAAGGGGGCTTGGATTACGGTGGACGATTCTTTAGTTGAAGAACTTAAGAACGTTGGAATTGAAATGCCCAAGCAGCACCAAGGGAGAGAAAACTTCAGAAAATGGCTTGAAGAAAACGAACAAGCTACCAAGTATCTCTTTGGCAAGCTAAAAGCTGTTCAATCAAAATGAAACTATATTCTGTAACCGGCAGAATAATTAACAAAAATGTTTCTCAATTTTTAATAGATTGGGACAAACAGTCTCGCTCTAAGATTCAGTTCCAAGTTAAACAGTTTCTTAAGCCATTTTGGAAAACTCATGTCTGTTATGAAGAGTTCCCGGTATTCGGAAGCAGAATGAAAGTAGACTTTATTAATATTTCCCGCAAAATAGCGATAGAAGTTAATGGAGATCAGCATTCTTCTTTTAATAAATTCTTCCATAACAATTCTAGATTGAATTATCTTAACTCTATAAAAAGAGACTATAAGAAATCTGTATGGTTAGAGAAGAACGGTTTTCAACTATTAGAGTTAGAGACATCTGATTTAAATAAGTTAAGCTACGATTATATAAATCATACATTCAAGATATCACTGGTGTAATATAAACTGTGGCAAAAAATAAAGAATTCCAGTTCCCAGATAGTATTCTATCTCAAATAGATGAATGCTCTCAAGGAGGGTTTTTATTGTTCACCTTTGATAAAAAAGGAATGCCAGAAGTTAGGTCTAAATTCGATAATGCACAGAACGCAATGGCTATGCATTATTATATTAATAATTGGCTTAGTGCTGTTGAACAAATCAATTTAGAAAACACGATCCATAACATTATCGCTGCTGATAAAGAAGATGATGAAGACGATGATGATGAAGACGGTCCTGCTAGTAAGTAACTCTTTTTTTAGTTAAATGAAACTTTCCTCTATTAAGGTAGAGCAATCCTTGCTTGGTTCGCTCATTAAAAATTCAGAATCATTCTACGATATAGATCACTTTATATCAGAGATTGATTTCACAAACGATGTAAACGGAACAATATATTCGATAATTCGCCAGATATGCAACGCTAAAGAAAAAATAGATAAAGTCATTCTGGCTCAGAAAATTCAGAATCTTGGCATTTCTTTCCAAGAAGATCTTGACATATACGATTATATCGATTGCCTTTCTTTAGCGGTTTCAAATAAAGATTCTGCTATTAAATATGCTCAAGAGTTAAAACAGTTTTCTATTCGTCGTGACATAAAAGGAATGGCTCAAAGGATAATAGAAACCGTTTCTACTAATCCTGAGAAAAATGCCAGTCAAATCATAGCTGAAGTAGACTCCATATATGGCGAAAAGATTAATTCTTTTGATGCTACTGAAGAGATTAGAAATATCTTTGATGACATAGAAGCGTTCATAGAAGAAAAAGGTAATAATCCTCAAGAAGAATCAGGCATAGATTTGCACTATCCAGAGTTCGCAAGGCTTTATGGAGGCTTGAGAAATGGGAATGTTTATGCAATCGTCAGTCGCCCCGGTCAAGGCAAAAGCTCGTTCTTAGTTGAGATGTCTCTTGGAGCTTATTTAAAGAATAAGAAGGTTAGCGTCCTTTACCTTGATACAGAAATGTTTTCACAAGATGTGAAACTCCGTATTGCAGCAGCGAAAACTGGAGTGCCTTTCTGGCATATTGACACGGGAAACTGGCGTAAAGATCCTGAAATGGTTTTCAAAATCAGGGCTTTCTTAAAAGAGTTTAGCAAATATAACTATACTCATCATTGTGTTGGCAATAAAGGAATTGATGAGATCATTTCTTTTATCCGTAGATGGTATTACAGTAAAGTTGGAAGAGGAAATCCTGCTCTTATTTGCTATGACTACGTTAAACTTACCGGAGAAAAGGTCGGCCAAAACTGGGCAGAACATCAAGCAATTGGCGAAAAGATAGATAAACTTAAAAAGATTTCAGAAGAAATTAATGCCCCTCTATTCACTGCAATGCAAATGAATAGATCTGGCGAAAATTTTAATAGAAATGCTGGAGATGTAACCGATGATAGCTCCGCAATCGCCCTGTCTGATCGGCTTCAATGGTTCGCCAGCTATGTTGGAATTTTCCGAAGAAAAACTCTTGACGAAATAGAGCGCGATACGCCAGACTTCGGCACACATAAATTGATAACTTTAAAGAGCCGCTTCCAAGGCAAAGATGCTGCTGGACATCAGGATCTTATGAGAAGGAGAAATGATCATGGCGATGAAAAATATGTTCAAAACTTTATCAACTTTCAGATTAGTAATTTCAGTGTAGAAGAGAGGGGTTCCTTGGCTAATATTATTGAGAGAGAGCGTCAGACATTTTCATTGAATGATGTCAATCCCAATGATGGTTCTTTGTTATGAGCGATATAAAAGAAATACTTAACAACATCGGTTATCAAAACCTTAAAGATTTTGGCAGTTGGTATAGAACTCGTCCAATTTATAGAAGCTCTGATAACGATACCGTCTTAGCTATAAATAAAAATACTGGTTACTGGTATGACTACAAATTATGCAAAGGGGGTAGGTTAAGTGAATTAGTTCAAATCACGCTTAATCTAAACGATCTATCTCATGCAGACAAGATGCTTGCTGAGAAGTTCAATTTTACAGGAATTGTATCTAATCCAGACAAAACAATTATCAGTCAAGTAAAGATTTATAATGAGTCGATGCTAGATGGTCTTGTAAAAGATCACTCTTATTGGTTCAAAAGAGGAATCAAAGAAGAAACCATAGCTGAGTTCAAAGGAGGAACAGCTAAGAAAGGAAACATGATTAATCGTTATGTCTTTCCTATCTACAATCCTTCTGGCAAAATTGTAGGATTTAGCGGCAGATCGCTTATTGATTCAAATAGATCTGATTTCATAAAATGGAAACATCTTGGAGCAAAAAAAGAGTGGGTTTACCCAGCGCTCTTTGGGAAGGATTCTATCTCTGAAAGCAAGACGATATTCCTAATTGAAAGCATTGGAGACATGCTGGCTTTATGGCAAGCTGGTTACAAGAATGTCATTGTCACTTTTGGATTGGCAATCTCTCCCAAAATAATAAAATTTCTTTTAGAAAACTCTGTCCAACGAGTGGTTGTCGCATTTAATAATGATTCTTTTAATAATTCTGCTGGCAACGAAGCTGCCAAAAAAGCTCGTTCTAAGCTATTAATGTTCTTTGACGAAAACCAAGTGAAGATAAAGCTCCCTACTAAAAAAGACTTTGGATTAATGGGCAAAAATGAGATAGACTTATATATGAAGGAATTCAATGGATAAGAAAGAAGTCTACCTGTCTGCGTCCAGAATCAAGACTCTCGAAACTTGTTCATGGTCTTATTATTGCAAATATCATTTAAACATTCCCGAGAAATCTAATTCAGGAGCAAAGCGCGGCACAATTTGCCACTTAGTATTTGAATTACTTCTTAACCCTCGCCACAAAGAGCTTTATGAGGAAATCATTGCCTCTGGCGATCCTCTCTCTTGCTCTCCAGTAG